ACCACACTGCCAGTTGAATCTTTGATCCAGTTTTGATAGGCAGTGTAGTAACCTTGTGTGACAACATATACATCAATGATGTTTGTGATTGATGGATCAATTCTATTAGTCAACAAACTGTTGTGGCGATACTGATAGTACAGATCCTGTCGGCCCGTTCTTGCCAAGAATTCAGTGGATTGTGTGAGTGTGCGAGTTCCATCAAATGCAATAGTCAATACATAAAATTCCTGATCATCATAGGCGTAAAACACCTGACCATCAAGATATTGATCAGAATTTGCTGTGATTTCTGACAATGTTCCGTATTGGTAATTCACATATCCTTTTTCAGTCAGCATGTATCGCTGTAAATTATCGAAGTCCACAGAGGCTTCTAAGAATACCAATGGCCCACTTTGACCTGCAGTGGGATTTGGTCCCACTATTTCTTCAAAGAAATCTGGATTATCGGCTGCACCATCAGAATCTGAGTCTTGAAAGCTCACAATGACCTGAAAATCGTCAACATAACCATCGCTTTGTTCAGGCTGGCCAATAATTTGCATAGTGGTATCGCCGGTCAAGGGCGAATTACTGTCAGGCTGGCTGTTGGTTTTTAATACACGAATAAAGTCTTTGATTACCGTGCCTGTTCGTGAATCATAAATGCTGGCACCAGATTCAAAAAAGAAGCGGGTCTGAAGTACTGACGCAAAATAATATGTCAGCTCACGTGCGGTCACAGAATATTGTGTGCCATCGGTTATAAATTCAATTAGCCAGCTGGCGTCACCGTAAACGCCAGCGGTGCTCTGTTGGCCGACTAAACTAAATGCGCCAGTGGCATTGAGATTTGTTTGAGTAATTATATACCAGGTTGAAGTTAGATTATTATAACCAAGACCAAAATTACGATACAGACGAATTGATTCAATCATGGTTTGAACTATAGTCGAAGGCAAATCCGTCAAAAACAACGGTATGACTTGAGTGGCAATAGCCCCAGTTGGCACAAAATTATTGAGGGCCACTGGTCCAGTACCGTCGGTGAGATTGCCTTTGCCTTGATTGGTGCCATCTAGTATAACACCGGTCACAGTGGCCCAGATAAAAAGTTTGTCGGTGTCAGCTGTGGGTATGCCTGCAACTAAATGATTGAATTGATCAAAATAGTATCCATCGGGTGGAACAAATTTTACTAGAGCATTGGGCACAATGTACTTTGTATTGCTGCTGGAAAACGAGCCCACTGGAAAAGGAGCAAACGGGGATGCAATATTTTTAAAATATCCAGTGCATAAGTTTGTCAGTGCAGTGCTTTGATTCCATGAAATATTCAATGTGACAAGATTTGGCCTTATGAAATTAGCATAGTAAAATTGCAGCATACCAGGTTCTAGCAGAATTGGCTGAACTTTATTTGTGACTGCGTCAGATATATCGTTGGTAGTGAACCATGAGAATTGAAATGTAGGCAGCGTATTATCTTTGTAGAGGCCACCATCACTGCCAAACACATTGGTACTGGCATACTTGTTGGTGGTGTCAACTAGTTCAAGATATCTTGAAGTGCCAATTGCACTGCGAGCCAAGGCCTTGGATTTGATAATTGAGTTGTACAAGGTGAACGGAAACAGATTGTAATCTTCGCCGTTGACCATGCGATTCTGTGTGTAGTAACGAGCAGGTGCACGTTGCTTGATCTCATCAATGGATTCTCGCGTCTGTGCATTGCTCACTGGTGTTTGTAGATTTACAGTAAATGTCAGTGTTTCAATTCGACCAGTGCGGCTCACATAGCTGATTGGTAGAACAATGCTCTGCATCTCTTCGGGGTTAATGATGTATTCAAGTCCGTTTGATGATCTAACATAGGCGCGGAATAGTCCCACTGGAATAGCAGAGAACACACCATCACCAAATGTCAGCGAAATCTGATCATTGCTACGACTCTGTGTTGAATAAATTTTACGCAGTCCGGTTGTGCTCTGTTCAGCAGCAGCCGTGTACACTGATTCAGTGTACAACCATTCGGATTGAACTGTGCCAATGTCATCAAGTTGGAATAACCAACGGTCTTCATTGTTGATACCATCAATGTTGATGGCAACCACACGATTGCTGACTTTTTCTGCTAGATTAAAATCTGCAGACTGCAGCGATCCTTGTTTGAACAAAAAGAAAAATCCAGTGTTGTTGGAACCAAAGCCCAGTTGATCATTACGATACAGGATGTTAAATGCACCATTGGGCAGGGGAGCAGGTTCATACAAATATGTTCGACCCGAAGATGTAGCATTGACTGCTTCAAACGGCATGTTAACTCCGTCCACTGTGGCAGTGTATGGAATCACAGGCAAATACCCTTGTACTAGATTCAACGTGTATTCGTCTGTTTTTACGTTGATGATTGTTTGGTTGCTTCCGGGATTACCGTAGCGTTGACTGTTGATCAATGCTGCATTGATGATAGAAGTAAACTGCTCAAACCAGTCTGTGTTTGTGGGATCATTCCAGTTCACAGTGATGTTGGCCAAATCTACGCCGTTGTAATCTGTGATGTTTTCCGTGGTAGATACTGCAGTGACTTTGACCAGACCCTGTGCTGCTGTGTTGCGTTTGGCAGTGTAGCTGACCAAACTGGCTAGACGGTTGACAGAATCACGACGCTCGGCTGTGTCTATGTAGTTTTCACGGGCGTTTAAGTCGGATCGGAAAGCCAACGCTTGTCCCATGAAAGCAATGACATCTAGCAGTGCAATAAATTCCGAACTTTCAATGTAATCATTAAAAGTTTCTGGATAGTACAAACGCAAGTAGTCTACAAAACTCTTGCGTAGAGTCTCAAAATCGTAGCTTTGGAAATCAGCTTCGCGATAGGTCTGATAGATCTGTTTCCAGTCTTCGACCCCAAAAATAACTGTTTGTCTGGTAGTTTTAGCCATAGTAATATATTATCTTGTATTTATGGCCCGGTAAACCGCGCAGTTATATGTAACTGGCTCTGCGGGTTTCTTGATCAAAGAATATAGAGAGAATTTCAGCGTTGGAGCTGGGCACTATTTGTATTTGCAGTTCAAATAAGATACCATTTTCCTGCGGATAGGAGTAGATATTGGCCACTGTGAGTCTAGGATCGCCGCCGGCCACACGTTGTATTTCATTTCTCATGGCTATTTCGGTTTCAAGGGTCTGTGGTTCAAACAAGAAATCAAAAATTGCACTGCCATACGCAGGTCTACCCACTAGCTCACCTTGGCGTATGTTAAAGGCGTTGAGAAGATCACGCTTGATGAGATCCTGATCTACCAGGGTAAACTTTTTAAATTGATTGATGGTGTTGTAGCCAATAAATGTTGTCATAGTTTGTTATTTAATCTCAAGCAGGCGGCCTTGGATATCCTATCTCAGCCAGCCCTGGGAGTCCACGTCGTAGTCTTTCACTATTGATTCTATCCCAGACTATTCTGTCATTACCAGTATAGATCAACTTTTCATCAGATGTACTACTTGAAAGAGAACTACCAATATTGCCGCCAAGGCCCTGAAGGTTGCCGCTAAAACTTGGTAGATTGCTCCCAAATCCCTGGGTAAGGTTAGGTAGAGACTCCGGACCGTAATCTATCACGGGCACTTTGGCATCACCAATAAATGCCACCACTGATTGATTCAACACTTTGCGGTCTACGGTATTTGTCGCACCAGTGGCCACTTGTTCACCCGATGCCCCAGCAGGCAATTTAAAATCTGTAAAATTTACCGCAGTGAGCCCTTGCTTGGCCAAATTGTTAATTGATTCAACTGAGCCAGCAGGCGCTGTTCCTTTGCTCCAGGCAGCAGTCAATGCAGCTCCAACCTTTCCGGCTGCTTGTACTAGACCACCTATTGCATCCTTGGTAGTGCCGGCTGTAATAACTCCGGCCTTTTGCAATGAATTATAGCCAGTTTCCATTATGTTGGACTGCACTGACAGTTGCTTGGTGGGGTCGCCTACCAACGAAGTCAAATTACTGACACCACCTTTGCCAGTCCAAACACCGCCTACATTCAACACTTCTTTGATTTTGCGATTTGAAGCTATGTTTTCTGGTGTGGTGCTGCCACCTGATGCGTTGACTCGTTGAGCTTCGTCAATGTCGGCCTGTGTGACTTGGGCGTTCTTGGTGTATTGTGCTAGGGTTCCAGGTTTTAAATATCCTGTTTGTTCCAACTGTGCCGGGTTGATGCCATACTGTCCTATGCCTTTGTCTAGGCTATAATCTGAAACTGATTGTCCGGTGCTGGCAGCGGCCTGCCCCAGGAGACCTTGTACTTGTGTGCTGCTTAGTGCACCTATTTCTTTGGTAGACCCAACACCAACTTTGACAAAATCAGCAACATTCATGGGGTTCTTGATGGGTACACC